TGAAGCAGCAATATGTATTAGCACTTGGCAATCTATATACAAATTACCACGCGACTGGTTTTCGCAGTTCGGCATGGTAGTTGGTGATGAATGTCATGGATTTAAATCAAAGTCACTGATGTCAATTATGAACAAAGCATCCGAAGCGGAATATCGTTTTGGAACTACAGGAACATTAGATGGAGCGCAAACACATGAACTCGTACTCCAAGGATTATTCGGTAAAATATATCGTGTTACCACAACAAAATCCCTACAAGATAACGATACTCTCGCCCAGCTCGAAATTAAGCGAATCGTACTTAACTATGCAAAGGAGATACGTTCGGAGTTTGGTAAGAGAACATATCAGGATGAGATCCAGTACATTATATCCAATGAACAAAGGAACAAATTCATTCGTAATCTTACACTCGACTTACGAGGCAACACCCTTGTCCTCTACCAGAGAGTCGAAGACCACGGTAAAATATTATATCAACTTATCAAAGAAAAGTCTCCGGAAGATAGGAAAGTGTTTTTTGTTTCTGGTGGAACGGATACCACCGACCGCGAAGCAATACGAGGAATTGTGGAAAAAATGCAAAACGCAATCGTTGTGGCTTCATTAGGAACGTTTTCAACAGGGATAAATATAAGGAACTTACATAATATCGTATTTGCTTCACCTAGCAAATCGCAGATACGTGTTCTGCAAAGTATAGGCAGAGGACTAAGAAAATCGGACGATGAAAAAGCAACAGTATTGTACGATATATCAGATGACCTAAGTATAGGGGAGAGAAAAAATTATTCGTTGCTCCATTCATTCGAAAGAATGAAAATATATAAGAAAGAACAGTTCAATGTTAAAACTTTCAAAGTGGATATTTAATCATGATGTACAAACAATTTAAGTTGACAAACAACGAAGAAATTGTGTGCGAAGTCCTAGACCAGGATGACAGCGACAGTCGTGCACCTGACGTCATCATACGAAACGTTCTTAAAATCGTTGTCGTAGAGAATTGGGAAAAGAATGTTAGATATTATACGTTCAAACCATGGATGTCCTTTGTAGATGATACTGATGAATTGATGTCATTAAATTCTGTACATGTCGTTGGCGAATGCACACCCTCCAAACAAGTCATGAGGCATTATAACTCCGCGCTCGAAGAGGTTGCACGATATAACAAAATAAAACAAGCAGGATTAGATATTGAAGCTATCCATGAGGAAGCGGCAGAACTCACGGAAGAAGAGATGGAAGCATATTTAGAAAATAAATATGCCGAGATCGAAAAACAACTTGCCGAGGCAGAAATAAAAATTGTGTCAAATTTAGACATGGACGATTCTTCTGATCCTTCGAATGTAATAGTATTTAAACCGAAGGGGACTTTACATTGAGTATCCTCTCCTCTTCAGCGATCAATCTTATTATATCATACAAAAGTGATATTGTAAAGAAAAAAGTTTTAATGTAGAAGCAAAATATATTCATTTACAATTGTGGGTGGATATAGTATAATTATCGTAATTTGTGAAAAGGTATTTCATTATGGCGAGAACTAAACGAGCGAGCATTCATTATGTAAACAATGCAGAGTTTTCCACTGCTGTTGTAGATTATGTACATGAAGTTCGTAAAGCAAAAAAAGAAAAAGTTCAACTCCCTATAGTTCCAGACTACATAGCAACCTGTTTCTTAAGGATTGCAGAAGGGTTATCTCATAGAGCAAACTTCATTCGCTACACATATCGTGAAGAGATGGTAATGGATGCAGTAGAAAACTGCTTGAAGGCAATCGAAAATTATAATATCGAAGCAGCAACTAGAACTGGCAAACCAAATGCCTTTGCATATTTTACGCAAATCACATGGTATGCTTTTCTTCGACGGATTGCTAAGGAAAAGAAACAGCAAGATATCAAACTAAAATATCTCGCTAAGTCTGGAGTAGAAGCATTCATCGATAATGAACTTGGAGATGATATGTCTCAGCAGGTTGCTGGCGCATTTATTGATACTCTTCGAGATCGTATTGAAAAAGTGAAACATGTGGATGTAGAAATTAAAGAGTTTGCGCGAGAAGAAAAGAAACGAAGGAAGCGCAGTGTTGACTCAGATCTATCGGAATTTTTAACATGAAAAAAATATTATTTGAAATTAAATATTTCTTTTTAACACATGATGATATTGAATTATTTACAGTCGGTAGTTTGCTTGCTACTATTTTCGCATTCTTTATCTATTGTATTTGGAGTTTATTAACTTGAAACTGGCGGTATTAAATGACACACATTGCGGCATACGTAACTCTTCCGAAATCTTTCTCGAAAATGCAAGACAGTTTTACTCAGAAATCTTTTTTCCTTACTGTCAAGAAAACGGTATCGAGCAAATCCTACACTTGGGGGATTATTACGACCACCGCAAGTTCGTAAACTTCAAAGCACTAAATCATAACAGGAAACACTTCTTAGACCCTATGAGAAAAATGGGCATGAAGATGGATATCATTCCTGGCAACCATGATACTTATTTTAAAAACACTAACGACCTAAACTCACTCAAAGAATGTTTGGGGCATTACATGAACGAGGTTCATATTGTTATGGATCCCAAGGTTATGGAATATGGTTCGTTAAAGATCGCGTTGCTCCCTTGGATTAATCCTGAGAACTATGACTCCTCTATGAAATTTATCAGGGATTGTAAAGCGGATTGGTTGGGTGGTCATTTAGAACTAACTGGTTTTGAAATGCTACGAGGTGTGAAAAATACACACGGATTAGATAAGAGCATATTCTCTAAGTTCGAAACTGTATTGTCTGGTCACTTCCATGTATCTTCACAACAAGATAACATACACTATCTTGGGAGTCAGATGGAGTTCTTCTGGTCGGATGCTCATGATCCTAAGTATTTTCATGTCATTGATACCGAGACTAGGGAGATAACGAAGATAAGAAATAATTTCACTTTGTTTGAAAAAATACTTTACAATGATGACGAAATGAGTTATAATGAGTATGATGTTTCAAAGTTAAGGAACAAGTTTGTTAAGATTGTTGTTATCAATAAAAATGATTTATTTTCATTTGATAGATTCGTCGATAGAGTTCAGTCTGAAAAAATACACGATCTGAAGATTGCGGAAAACTTTCAGGAGTTTATGGGCGATAGTATCGATGATGAAAAAGTTACATTTGAAGATACGCAACAAATCGTGGATTCCTATATCGAAGCTGTGGACACAGATTTAGATAAGGATAAAATAAAAGTCAAAGTTCGCGAACTTATGACGGAAGCACAGGCACTCGAGTTTGTATGATAATATTTAAGAACATTCGTTATAAAAATTTTCTGTCATCTGGGAATAAATTTACTGACATCAATCTAATAGAGCATAAGTCCACACTAGTCGTGGGGCATAATGGTGCAGGTAAATCTACTATGCTAGATGCTTTATCTTTTGCTTTGTTTGGTAAGGCGCACAGAAATATTACAAAGAACCAACTTATTAATTCTATTAACAACAAATCGTGTCTTGTAGAAGTAGAATTTAAAATTGGAAAAAATAATTTTAAGGTCATTCGTGGTATTAAACCAGGAGTCTTTGAGATATGGAAAAATGATACGATGATTAATCAGTCGTCTCATGCTAAAGAATATCAAAAAATATTAGAGCAAAATATTTTGAAATTAAATCACAAGTCTTTTCATCAGATTGTGGTTTTGGGTAGTTCCTCATTTATACCATTTATGCAATTACCAGCATGGCAGAGGCGAGAAGTTATTGAGGATCTCCTCGATATTAATGTATTCACTAAGATGAATCATATCATAAAAGAAAAACAAAATTCTATCAAGGATAAAATAAAAGATATAAATTACAACATTGACATATCAAAAAATAAAATTGAATCACAAGAAAAATACATCAGAGATATTACAGCGATAACAGAGGAAAATAAAAAAGAATATGAATCTAGGATACAAGCATCGCAGAATCTCATCGATGAATTACAGGATGAGAATAGTAAGCTTAGCATCGGACTCGATGAATCTGTATCAGACGCCGAACAAGGGTTACAACTGTTACAGGATCGGAAACAGAACTTACTCCTCCGAGGTCAAGATAGGCAATCGACTATCCGCGACCTCGAGAAGCGGATCTCCTTTTTCCAGGAGAATGAGGTATGTCCCGTGTGCGACCAAACCATTTCAGACGGCCATAAACATGAGATTCTACTTTCAACACAAGAAGATCGGGATCGGCGGAAGGCAGAGATTAAGCAAATCGGAACTGAAGGCCAAGGAGTGGAATCGGAGATTGAACAACAGACTAGCATACTTTCAACGCTTCGAGATCGGGTACATAAACTCACTGCCAACTCGAAAGAGATTTCAAAGATCAACGCAACCATATCTGATTACCAGAACCATATAGATAAGGAAGTGTCGGCAGATCTGACTGAGGCGAAGAAAGAATTAAACACGCTTCAGGATACTAAAAATAATATGATAGAAGAAAAGATGAAAGTCTCTGAGGAGTTTAGTTATAATTCTGCTATCGTAGAAATGTTAAAAGATACAGGTATTAAAACAAAAATCATAAAGCAGTACATACCTGTGATTAATAAACTTGTGAATCAATATCTACAAGTTTTAGATTTTTTCGTTCATTTCAACTTGGATGAAACTTTCAAAGAGATGATACGGTCACGCCATCGTGATGAGTTCAGTTACGATTCATTCAGCGAAGGTGAGAAGCAACGTATCGATTTATCTTTGCTATTTACTTGGCGACAGATTGCGAAGATGAAGAACAGTGTTTCTACTAACTTGTTGATTCTCGACGAAACGTTTGACTCGAGTCTAGATCATGACGGTGTAGAAAACTTGTTAAAGATCCTGTATACATTGGGCGAGGACACTAA